GGGTTCGCGAGGGGTGGCGTCTTCGCCAACGATAACGTCACGCCATTTGCCCGAGGCGGTGTCGTTAACCGGCCAACACTATTCCCAATGGCGAGCGGCGCAGGCCTGATGGGTGAGGCCGGCCCGGAAGCGATCATGCCATTGACGCGCGGGCCAGACGGCAAGTTGGGCGTCGCCGGCGGCGGCGCAAACGTCAACGTCAACATCATCAATCAGGCTGGAGCGGATGTTGAAACCAAGCAAAACGGACCAGACATTGATGTCATCATCCGTCGCGCCGTCACGTCTGACATTGCAAATGGCGGACAGATTTATCGCGCCATCGGCCAACGGTTCGAGACTAGCACGCGGCTGACGAGGAGATAGGCGATGGCGACTTGGCCTGGGACACTGCCGCAGGCGTTGCATCTAGGGGCGACCGAGACCGCGCAGAAGGCATTTCTACGCACGCAGATGGATGCTGGACCATACAAGCAGCGTGGTCGCTTCACCGCCGCTGCGCGCTATCTGTCTGGGACGATGCTGCTGACGCAGGCGCAGCGGCAGACGTTTGACACGTTCTACCGCTCAACGCTCGGATATGGATCAGACGCATTTGACTGGCACGACCCGGTGGACGGGTCTGTCGTCAGTATGCGCTTTGTTGAAGTTCCAGCATTTACAGCCGTCAATGGAGGCGGCACAGGGTCTCCAGGAGCCGCGGCGTCGCTCTGGAGCGTCGATCTTCAACTTGAGATACTTCCGGCTTAGACATGGCAAGATCGCTCTCCACGGCTGCGAAAGAGGCTATATTAGCCCAGCAAACAAGCAAGGTCTTCCTGACACTGCTTGATATATCTCACAGCGAGTTCGAGTCCACTTTCCACTTTGTTGATAATCCGATCCCTGTGATCGCGAACGGATACATCTATGAGCCGTTCCCATTCGCGTTGACTCTCCCCGACGACAATGCAGAACGTGCGCCACAGGCGCGTCTTGTTGTCGGAAACGTGACGCGGGAGATCATGGATGAGATCCGCTCGGTCGGCGGCAGCGAGCGCATTCGCATCGATTTCCACATCTTGATGTCGGGTCAGGTCGCAACAGAAGAGTTCTTGTTGCTCGAGACTGGAGATTTCTTGCTACTGGAAAACGGCGACAAACTTGTACAGGACGAGCCTGTCGAGGTCGTCGCATCGTATTCAAACTATGAGCTTCGTAATATCAGCTTTGACGCCTTGGCCATTCAGGGCGATCTAATTCTGGGGGACTTTTTAACGGAACCGTTCCCACCCAATCGCTTCACCCCAAATCTGTTTCCGGCGCTATTCTGATGCATTGGTCAACTCAGTACATCGGCCTGCCGGTGTCGCCGCTTGGGACGAGCCGCGACGGCGTTGATTGCTGGGGGCTTGTCGTTCTGGTGTACCAAGAAATCTTTGGAATCAGGCTAGAGCATCATCGCCATCATCTTCTCGCCGCTCATCGAGGCGAAGCAATTGATTGCACCGACTTCCAGATGATAACGCAGCCGACCGACGATCCGGTTGACGGCGATGTCTTGCACATGTGGTCGATGAAAGACGGGGTAAAAACTCAGAACCACATTGGGATAGTCGTTGGTCGCAAGAATAAAATTCTGCATGTGCAGGAAGGCGCGGGGTCTGTTATTATGGATGTGTCGCGGACGCCGAATACATGGCGACCGATACGCTATTATCAAAGGCCGGGGCGATGAGCGTCATCAAGGTAGATCAAGAAGTTGCGGCCACTCCAGCCACTTACCGCGTTGTGGCGCGCATCAGCCCGTTCTCTGAGCGCAACGTCACGTTTAATCTATCGCCTGACTGCACTGTAGCTGATGCTATAGCCAACGTCGCTTTGCCGCGCGATATGACTTATCAGGCCTGGATACATGACCAGCCGCTCGATCCGACCAAGCTGCACCGCATACGTCCAAATGCGGGGACGACGTTATATCTGAAGCCGACGCTGCACGATCCTGTCAGCTTAACCGCTTTTATAGCAACCGCATTAAGCGTGAGCACGGCGACAGCAACAATCATCGTTAGTGTCGGGACGCTTATAATCTCAACCGCGCTGAGTTTCATTTCATCGCTTCTACTAGCACCGAAAGCCCCAGAGATCGCTCGCAACCCTGATGAGCCGACGGTCTACAACATTAGCGGCGCGAGAAATTCAGCCCAGCCATTTGGCGTCATCCCAAGCGTCCTTGGTAAAGCGCGGTTTGTTCCGCCGTATGCGGGTTTGCCATACACAGAGATCGTCGATAACGACCAATATTTGAGGCTGTTGGTTGTCTGGTCTTATGGGGCGTGCAGGATCACCGAGCTGAAAATTGGCCAGACTTTGATCGACGACTATGACGACGTTGAGTATGAGCATGTGCTGAACGACGGCGGGGCGACAGCCGTCACGCTATACCCTGACCAGGTTCGGCAGGAAGATTTGTCCCTCACTTTCAACCAAGATGACGAGGGCAACTACAGTGACTGGCAGGAGCGCACAACGCCAATTGAAACTGATGAGATTGGCATCACCGTCACTTGGCCACAAGGCTTGACGCAATACTCATCCAGCGGCAAGCGGAAAGACTTTACCACACACATTCAGGCGGAATACAGCCCAACGGGTGCGGCAACCTGGACTTCGTTTGCCGACGAAGATGTTGTCGCCCGTACGGCCAAGCCGTTGCGGCGGTCGTGGCGCACCACGGTTACGCGCGGACAGTATGATGTGCGGGTGCGGTATCGTTATGTGATCAGTAAGGCGCTGAAAAATCCTGACAGGGTCCGCGCTGACGCAACATGGACGGCATTGAGGTCGTTCAAGAACGAAGACCCGATCCAGCTTGACGGGCTCTCCTATACAGCAATCCGAGTGCGAGCCACGGACCAACTCAATGGTGTGCTTGATCAAATAAACGCAGTTATTGAGCGAAAGATTCCGGCCTTCGATGGCGTTGATTGGAGCAATGAGGGCTATTCCCGAAACCCCGCCGACATTTACCGATATATCTTGACGGCGGATGAGAACAAGCGGGCGCTTGGCGCTGCCAGCATAGACGACGTTGCCTTAGCGGCATGGTGGCAGTATTGCGACGATAACGCATTTACTTATGGCCACGTGATCGACTTTGACATTTCCATATGGGATTTGCTGGTGCAGATCGCCTCCGCGGGGCGCGCAACGCCAAGCGTCGTGGATAGCAAGTGGGGCGTTATTGTTGACACATACCGGGACACGGTAGAGCAGCACTTTACGCCGCGGAACACATGGAATTACGTTGGCCAGCGGTTATGGCCTGAGCAGCCGCACGGCTTCCGGGTGCGCTTCGTGAACGAGGCGCGCAACTACATGACGGATGAGATGACCGTTTACGACGACGGTTATGACGCGGGCAACGCCTCGATCTTCGAAGCGTTGGAATTGCCTGGCGTGCAAAGTTCTGACCAGGCATATGTGATCGCGCGGCAATTCCTGGCCATGGCGCGGCTTCGCCCAGAAATCCATACGTTTGATGTTGATATCGAGAACCTCATTGCCACGCGGGGCGATAGGATCAAGTTTAGCCATGACGTCCCGCTGATCGGTAGCGGCTATGGTCGTGTCATTCAGGTTAACGGGCAGGTTATAACGCTTGATCAAGAAGTTACCATGGAGAGCGGCAGCAACTATTCGTGTCGCTTCCGCCTCGCCGATAATAGCACGTTGCTGCGGTCCGTTGTTCTGGCGATTGGCACGGTGACGCAGATCACGCTAAGCGGCTCGGATGCGATTGCGACAACGCCAAGCGTCGGTGATCTTTTTATGTTTGGCCCCGTTGGTGCCGAGACGTTGGATTTGATCATTGCGAGTATCAGGCCGGGTCGCGATCTTACTGCAACAATTGAATGCTACCCGTACTCGCCCGAAATTTTCGAGGCAGCAGCGTCAATCCCGGAATTCGATAGCAAGGTCAGCTTGCCGCTAACTCGCTCCATGTTAGGGCCGGCAAACCCAGCTATCACGGACGTTGTGCTTGACGAGCGGGCCTTAACCAGGACGGCACTAGGTGACGTTCTTCCGGGGATCAACGTATTTTTCCGCCGCGGCGTTTCAGATCCTGCGGCGGATGGTAGGCAATACACATTGACGGAAAACTTCCGCGTCAGGTGGCGCGAGTCAAGCGCTGGAAATGGATATTCATACAGCCCGATCTTACAGGATGCTGAGGCGTATCTGATCCAGGGCGTTGAGAATGGTGAGTCATACGACATCGGCGTGCAAGCGTATGACCGGTTTGGCGCAAGCAGTAGCTGGACGGAGGCGCTCAATCAGACGGTTTTGGGAACGATAGCTGCGCCAACGACCCTGACCAGCTTTTTCGTTAACACGACCGGCGATCAGACTTATGTGATCTGGTCGTATGATGATATCCCGGCTGACGTGATCGCTTACGAAATCCGTTACCACTCAAACCAAAACGTTACAAACTGGGCTACGATGACGCCCATCGCGTCTAACATCCCTCGCGACGCTCGCTCCTATGCGGTGCCGTCGCGACACGGCACCTACGCCATTAAGGCCATC